GTTTGCCCCGCAGAAATTAGCATCAACTCCGTCAAATGCGGACGATTGGTCTAACTATGTCGGGGTGACGATGCCGACAGCCACTGACGCGATCAACGGGTCAAGCTGGAAATTCAAGACGGTTCCCAGCCCCGGCGTCGACATTGGCGGATTTTTCGAATGTGTCCCATCGGCGTTTTCAGTGCAGGTCATTTCACCTGCCTCACTGACGACCGCTTCGGGTATCGTACACATCGGACGCACCAAAGGCACCCTCTCCAACCCTGACTCGGGGGACTCCCGTACTGGTCAGGACCTAGCTGATTCGCTCTTGAGTTACAGCGAGCCTCGCACTATTCCCGTTGCCAAATTGGCATTGGGCGCCGTGCAGACTAACGCTGTGCCTTCAAACATGAGTGAGCTGCAGGACTTCGAGGTGATCGCAGCCGGTGCGGATAGTACCGCCAAAGGCGCCTGGGCTGGTGGCAACAATTTTGCTGGCTTCAACCCGGTGTACATTATTAACCCTAACGCAGCTGAGCTCAACGTGACGATTGCCGTTGAGTGGCGCGTACGCGTTTCGCCCTTCAACCCGATGCATGCTGCTGGTACTCTCCACCCCCCCACCCCTCCCGGGCTGTGGCACTCCATCATGGACGCTGCCCACAACTCTGGCCACGGTGTTGAGGAGGTTGCGGGAGTCGCCGGCGGCGGTGCCGCCGTTTTGGCTGCGGGCGGTTTCGAAGCGGCGACGGACGCAGCCATGGCCTATGCCGGATCCGTCGCAATGACGGCTCTGGAGTATGCGCCACTGATGCTGCTCTAACATACACACACGCTGAAAGATACGGGGAGGCACTCCACGAAAACCCGATACCATCATGTTCTCGCTTTTCCTAGCCGATAATGCTCTCATGTCCACTCGTTGGGCCAGGAACTCACCGGCGAAGATGCGTCAGAGACGTGCACGTCGCGACCAAATCGCGGCTACAATCATCAACTCAATGTCCCAGGCTGATTACGTCAGTCTTCTGGCGGAGCCAGTTGCCTTGGACGGCAAACCGCTTGACTTTCGGACACGCAAGACCGGCCAGTACGTCATCGACATACTTGGTACGTCTTTTCGCGTCCACAAAGCCAATGCCCAGCCTGTCTATCGCCTTACGGCTCTCCAGGGCGGCCTCACACTTTTCGTACCAGTGTAAGCGCCTGATGATTGGAAGGTCCGTCAACAACTAAAGTAGCGTCG